ACATGACCAGAAACGCGATGCGAACCTTGCAGCGCTCCGGGCGATGTTGCTGAATAAAACCTATAAGGCAGGCGGTTATGATGTGTTTAAAATACATGAACCAAAGGAGCGCGAGGTATACAGATCGGATTATTATCCGCACCGGATATTGCACCATGCGATACTGAATCACCTGGAGCCGGTGCTTACATCCATTTTTACAGCGGATACTTATAGCTGCATAAAGGGAAAAGGCATACACGGGGCTTTCTATGCGGTAAAACGGGCATTTAAGGATGTGCCAGGCACAACGTATTGCCTGAAGATGGATGTGCGGAAATTCTACCCTAATGTAGACCATGATATACTTATGGATCTGCTGCGAAGGAAGTTTAAGGATAATGATCTTTTGTGGCTGCTGGAGGAGATTATACGGAGCGCACCGGGCTTGCCCATCGGCAACTATCTGAGCCAGGGACTGGCTAATTATTACCTCGCGGGGTTTGATCACTGGATCAAAGAGGTAAAGGGTGTAAAATACTACTTCAGGTATGCTGATGATCTTGTGATCCTGGCACCGGATAAACCTACGCTGCACCAACTATTGGCAGATATAAGAGAGTATCTGGCTACGAAGTTGAAGCTGGAGGTAAAGGGTAACTACCAGGTATTTCCGGTAGATAAGCGTGGACTGGACTTTGTGGGGTATGTGTTTTTCCATACGCACATCCTAGTGCGTAAGCGGATCAAGAAAAACTTTGCCAGGAAACTGAAGAAAAGTAAAGACCCGGCAATGATCGCCTCGTACAATGGCTTTTTGAAGCATGGGAATTGCAGACACCTAAAAAAGAAACTATTACATGAAAAGATTCAGCGACCTGAACATAACGATAGCAGACGGGCCATTCACGGGAAAGAAAAAGGAAATGGATGAACTTTTTGACCAGGAGATTGAAATACATGATTACAGAGTGGTTGATTCCAAGTTCCCGAAGCCAGGATGCGAAAAGTGCCTGCATATGCAGATAGCTATTGACGGCAAAAAATATGTTGCTTTCTGCTCATCGAAAAACCTGATCAGAAACCTAGATCAGATAGTAAAAGAGGACTTCCCGATAGTAACAACAATTAGAAAAGACGGTAAAAAATTCATATTTACATAAACAGCAGTTATGTTACGAACAACTAAACCTAACAGGAGGTATTATCTAAACAGGCGTGTAAAGGGCTTTGCGCGGCTTAATTCGGGCGCTCATATTATCTCCCTTAGTTCTGCGCAATGGGGGGGGGGTAAATAGTCAGCAAATGGCCTATATGCATGAGCTGCGCGATAAATACGGATACGCAATACAATTGGAGCTGTGACCCCATAATACTTACCCTTTAATACTACTATAATTTAATGTCGACCCTTGGAACGGAACAATTACTTGCAAAGAAATTTACACGACTGGAACTGAGTGATGAATGGAGTGGTACAATGGGTAACCTGGCGGAGGTGTTTATGATCATCATATACGGGGAAAGCGGAGAGGGGAAAACGGAGTTCTGTTATCAATTGGCAAAGGAGCTATCCCGGTTTGGGAATGTGAAGTGGATGGGTTATGAGACGGGCCATGCTGCCAGTATACAAGACGGGGTGGCAAGGAATAGCCTGAAAGGACTGCCGATAACATGGGATGACCCATGGGATGAAAAGCCAAAGGACAAAAAAGCTATTGATGCGTTTGTGCCGCCTGCGGATATGCCAATGAGTAAGAATATAAACGCTAACCGACTATTCATAGCTCTATACCTACAAATGAGTAAGGCGAAGAGCGCAAAATATTGGTTCCTTGACAGCGCTGACGCCACCGGGTTTACTGAACAGCAGGTTTTGTGGCTATGGGCGCAATTCAAGAAAAAGAAGGGTGTTATATACATAGCTCACGGGGAGGGAAAGAAGCCACTGAAAGCTGTAAGCAGGGCCATAGAATTTTATGGTGATGCAGGTATAGTGGTGAAGAGCTTTATAGCGCGGCCTTTGAAAAGCAGGTTTGGAGGGTTTAAGCCCAGGGTAGTGTTTGAGGATAAGGCCAGGGAGCTAGACCCATTGTTTTTTGAAAAGATAGATGAGGCGAATAAAAACCAAGCGCCAAAGAAAAAGAAAAAAGAGAAAGCACCTAAAGTAACTGACTGATGACAAAATTTGTACTTATACCGGAATCGTTTAGCGGGAATATCAGCTTCATTTATAACGGGGCTGGATTATTAATGGAGTTCTGTGTTAATAGCTGGGATATAGCCGGTGAGCTTCATGTAGGGGTATTGCACAGTCTGCGTCATTGCCTGACTGACGCGCAGCTACTGGAATTTGCAAAGAAGCATGGATATAAGATACGCAGGGAGCAGATAGACCTGAGTTTTGAGCGGTTTAAAATAATGTATGGTATAGCACGAGACACTTTCAGGGCGGAGCCGCTGTGGAATAAAATGAAGGAAAAGGAACAATATCATACACTAATAAACCTGAAGGCTTATAAACGTTTCTGCAAGCGCAACCCGACCTATATACAGATGTACCCTGCTGCTTACCTGAGAGCGCATACAAAGGATGATTGGGATAAGGTGCCTGACTTCAAATAATTTGAAAATGTGAAAATTTGAAAATATGCAAATTGAGAAAGAGCAAATAAAGCAGATACATACCATACTGGCGCGGATGGGTAAGGCTAATGAGAAATCTTTTAAAATGGAGCTGGTACAGGACTATACCAATAAAAGGGAAACGAGCACTACCGGACTGACGTATGAGGAGGCTACAGCTATGATCGCTGACCTGAACCGGCTGGCCGGGCTTACGCCCGACCAGATAAAAGCAAATGCCAAGAGGTGGCGTATACTGGCCTATGCTCACCAAATGGGTTGGGAAGTGACTGGCGGTAAAGTGGATATAGCGCGTGTGGATGGGTGGTGTATAGAATATGGCTACCTGCATAAGGCACTTAATGATTATAGCCTGGTAGAACTGAGCAAGCTAGTGTGGCAGATGGAAATGGTGTATAAAAGCTATTTAACTTCAATTTGATACCTTTACAAAAACCAATGTTATGAAAAAACTGATATTATTTATTGTATGCCTGATGGTAGTTATTGGCGCAGAGGCGCAGCTACAAGGCCGCGCTTATTTAGACAGTGTTTATAATGCTCCTGATAATAAAAGGGCTGATGTCGCAAGGGAAAAAGAGAATTCAATTATAAAAAAACATTATAAAGATTCAGTTCTTTTAGCTGGGGAAAGGCAACAACTTGCTATCGTACAGCATTATAATGATTCTATAAGTAAAATTGGATCTGCAAAAAACGACAGAATCAATGCGGCTTATCCTGGTAAGATGATCAAAAAATATGGTAAAGCAGCGTATGATAATGCCGTAGCCGGTAAAATATGGATTGGCATGCCGGATGAGTTATGTGTACGGTCTTTAGGAACGCCGAACCGTTCAGAGACAAACTATACGAATCGCGGCACGTCCGAAACATGGATATATAACGGTAGAGATTATGTAATTACTTTCAAGAATCATAAGGCAATTGCCATAACTACAAATGAATAAGCGATCACAAAAATATTTTTTACAGAAACGGCAAATAATGTTGCCTGCTAAAATTGTGCATGTGGGTATGGCTGATGTGATCAGGACGGAGCCGGTGAACTATGTGGCGACTAAAAAACGTAATGCTCCGGGGGAGTATGAAATAACCAAGGAGAAAAGAAATTAGTATGGCTGTATTTTTACACAAACGAGGATTCGGCTGTAGCCGACCAGGAGCACATGAGACTGAATATATCAATCTCGTTAACTGCCCCCGTTGCATTAAATGGATGAATGAAATTGGTGGCTATGAACGTAGTAGAAAATCTGAGGCGGATCAATTTGCTTATGATATCACTATGAATGCACCACTACTTGCATCAAGGGCTGAAATGGACGATTATAACAAAAGGCTTGAAGATAATAGGGCAAAGGCATATAAGCTGTTTAGGGTAATAGAGTAAAGACGCTTTAAGCTAATGCATAGCTAGCTTCAGCAAATAGAAAGCCTCGCAAGTCGGGGCTTTTTTTATGCTACCACTCATAAAATGGCCATTTTTTTTTGAAGTCTTTGGCGGATGGGGATTCTTTTCGGAGGGCAAGTATGGCGTTGGAATTATCATCAAGCACCTGGGCAATGCGCTTTGTGGAAATGCTGAACTCGAAGCGAAGGTTTTTGAGTACATCGTTCGTGAGTTTCTTTTTCATGATCGTGTGGTAATAGTAACGTGCTACGAGCTTGTCGTTACGTTCCTGGTATAGTTCACTGTCTTGTGGTGGGTTTGCCAGCTCCTGATCAAATAGGGAGGGTGAAATACTCTGTGTAAGCTGTAGTAGTTTGTTCTTGCCGTAAGCCATGTTGTGAGTATGACAAAGATAAGCGGGAATTTCAATATTATAAAATTACAACATCAAAATGTTAAACTTTCTTTACAAATCCATTTCGATGTCTGGCGGCGCTGATGATCCGGGGATTAGTGTCCTTGTGCGTTGCGCAGAGTAGTCCTGGAAGTTGCACGAATATCTAAGGATGCGAACTTTCATACCGGGCCGTCTGTTGTCACTACCGGCTTTGACGCGGCCCATTGGTGCGATGCCATCTGCGGGTGACCAGCCGTGCAGGGCTATGTTTAAATCGTATTCCAAATCAAGTATTGATATTGCATCCTGTAAAAAGGTAGTTGGTGTATGGGCCTCGCTTGAGCTGTAGGGGTTGGTGAACAATTTTATAGTAATGTAGCCATCGCCTTCCTGGGCGAGGTTTGAAAGGTCGGAGAAATCCCACTCCGGGAAGTCTATAAGCACTCCGGGAAAGGTGACTGCGGGACGTTCTCTTGCTTCGAGCTGACCATAATCCAGGTCGATGAAATTTGCGAGGGCCGGAACCTGTGCGGTTATGCGCGCCTGAATGGCCTGGTAGATAACTGCAAATGGGCTGTTCATGTTATTTTATTTTAAAGGCGTTTGTAATATCTGTGGTGAACATAGTGCTGATGTCCCTGGTTAGCCTGCGGCTGTTGCCGAGGAACTTACGTTGCGGCATTTTAGTAGTGTATTCTTTGAAGCTGGCGCGACGGATGGTCTTTATGCCTCGCTGCTGCTGTACTGTTCTTGCCTTACCAAACCGCCATCTGCCATTTGTGGGGGCATGATCGAAATTGAGTATCTGGCCGTGTGCATAGTGCAGCGCTGTGCCTCCCTCATTGTGTATTTTGGCATATGGTACGTTAGTGCCTACTGTGACGCTATCGACTGTGGTATTTATTACTCTTATGCTCCTGCGGAGGCGACCGGTGAGTACCAGGATGGCGCGGCCTTCGTCTTTAGCCTTTTTGCTTTGGATAGGTGTCCATGGTTCAAATGAGTCGTCTGTCCAGCCGCCCAGGACAAATGCCTGGTTAGAATGCTGCACGATGATAGCGCCTGCCTTGGTCGGTAATGCGGCAAGTGTACGCTCCAGGTTGCGGCGTATCTGTGCAATAGGTATGGCTAACGGATCAGGCATCAGGGAGGTTTTTATCAACCCATTTGTTTAATTTTTTCTTTGACACTCCGTCATAGTATGGGTGATCGGGCGGAACGGCAAGCATTTTCTGTGCGAGGTTGACCCGGAATATTTTAGGTATGGCATCGGGCAGTGGTATCTTATCGGCGGGTGTAGCTTCGCCCGATGCGAGCTGGAGCATGCGGCAACGATCACGGAAATGGAGATCGCCATAGGCATATGACCAACACGGATCATCTATAGGTGCGGTGAGGCCATCGTATACGGCGCATATCTGGCATTCCTTGGCATCGTGAACACCACTGCGGGTAATGAGCGGCATACTTTCCTCATTAGCCTTAAAACGCACGTAATCGGCGTTATGCTGCGAGGTGCTGAGTATGGTGGTGTATTCTGATTGTGCATATGCATTGTTCCAGGTATCCACGAGCTTAACAGCCTCGCGCCTCCAGTCGGTATATTCACGGACATGATCACCGTCCTTTAAAAGGAGGCTCAGCTCTTTGTTTACCTGATAGCTTTTGGCGGCGCTGAACTGCCAAACGTTGCGCTCCATAGAGGCAAGCATTTCAAAGTCGGGGGTGGTATAATCGACCTCCTCTAGGGTAGTGCCGTAGCCTTCCGTTACCGCTTTCATGTTGGACTCGGCGATACTAATCGCTGTGTCGGTATCTATATCACCTGCTGTAACTGCTCCATCATATATGTTTTGCAGGAGGGTTTCCCATATTTCGGGAAGCTTTGCAGCTTCGCCGGACTGATCGGCGGCGAGGGGGTGCAAAGCACAACCACCTCCCCCTTCGGGTACTCCTCCTTGAACTAAGGAGGAGAGTTGGCAGCCGCACGAAGGGCTATGGCCATGGTACAGGTTTTCAAGGTCAGCCCGGATACTGGCCGGGCTTATGCGAAAAAATCGCGAACAGTTCTAATGAGTGAGCGAAGCGTTGGCTTCCCATGATCCGGCTGCACCTGGCGGCGATTTACATTATTCAACTGCCTTTGCAGGGCATTTAATTGCTGTTTAATGTCCTTTTTAGTAACGGGCTTTTTGGCGGGAACGTTGGTAGGATCGTTCTGAATATCGTCCACCCCTTGCAGAGCCTTTTGCCTTTTTTCTATTTCTTTCTTCAGCTCATCGTAATTATCAGGCTTAGGCACTCCGAATGTATCATACCAATCGTCGTCTGAAATAGGTAACGTTTCGGGAAGCTGTACCCAAATAGCTATGAGCCTTTCGAGAAATTCGATATTTAATTCCTGCTTGATCTCGAACTCGCCACCTTCCACATCAAAGCCATAGGATTTGAGGATCAAGAGGAACTGATCACTATTGAGCCAGCTAGTGAGGTAGAACATATCGGACAGGGAAACTTCGTCCTGCTGCTGTTTATGCACTTTGCTCTTCGCCTGGCTACCGGTCTGACCGTTGGTAGTGGTCTCGGTATTGCCGAGGACTATAATTGAGTTTTCCTGATTGCAGGTGTCTATAAATGTCTTCTGGAGCTTACCGTCGCCATTGGATTCTTTGCCATCCATTAACTCAAATTCCACGCCATTAGGTATCATTAACTCCAATGCGCCACCGGACTCCTTTAGTGTTTTTCTGAGTTCTATTTTGGCCTGTTGATCTGTGGCATCATATTTCATTACCCTGATGGGCTGGCCGAATATTGTAATGTATTGGGCGTAGTCGCCAAAACAGTTACGCTTGTAGATGACGTATGCGCAACATTTGAGGAGAAAGCCAAGGTCTTCGGGTTCACCAACAATAAGGATATTTTTAGCAGTGGTATAGTCGATGCCTTCTTTTCCTGACTGCTCAAATGATATTACCTGCCATTTGGGTTTGATATGCTTGCGGGGGATGAAGCGGGGGGAGAATACAGGCCCCGGTTCAAATTCAATACCTGATATACCCCATTCCTGCGATTCGAGGATAGTGCGGCAGGTATTGCGAAATGCGACGCTTTTTATGAGCGTTTTAAATGAGTCGTCCGGTTTGCCATTACGCTTGAACTCTATTTTTTTATTAAGGACAGTATCCCAGCGCTTACCGATAATTCCTGTAAGGTGCCCATCCAGGAGACAATCATCATAGAGATCATAAAGCCATATACGGTTAGGGAAATAGCGGCTTTCGGCATTAATATGTGCGGCGCGCCATCTTTGAATATCAAGCGGTATGCGTACGACCTGCCGAACAATGGTCTCATTAATGACGAGCTTCAGTTCTTTTGGGTCTAACGGCTTGTGGCTGTATTGGGTTTCCTGACCATCATGCTGATCAAAATCCGTGGCCTTTATCTCTACACTATTCTCTGTCATTGATTAGCTAATTGGCTGATGATTAAAAATGTTCCCTGCGGCGTGGGTTTGAATTTGAATAAATAGCATCGCCCTGCGGAGCGGTTTCGCCAGTAGTGTCCTTGTATGGCCATGTACCTTGTTCGGGCATCATAATGCCTTTTTGTATTTTCTCCAGGGTTTTTATAGCGTCTTTATACCAGGTATAGGCCAACTCGGTATCTACGTTTGGATTAGCCAAACGGAATAGGTGCCATATACTTATGGATTTGCATAGGTCATTAAGAAACTCATCATAAACGGTAGCCATTACATTAAGACTTACAGAGCCGAATAACTGTACGGTATCGAACTTAGACAGGTACATCTTCATTTCTGAAATGGCGCTGTTAATGGCCTTTGTGGGTATAGTATTGTCACCACGGGTAATTATAGCTGTAACCTCGGCGTATTGCTGGGTGTAAAGGTCTGCGGGTGCGATAATTGGTGCGTATACTGCCATGTTATGCTACTGCTGGATTGATTGTGAATGATGGTGGGGTTTCGTTAAATGCATAGGGTAAGTTGAATGAGGTACAGAGGCTAATGAGGTCTGCAACAGTGAGGGGTGATGCAGGGTCTTCGAGCTGATCCATATCCCATGGATAGATAACAACCTGATTGCCGCATTTGGCTTTTTCAATTTTTTCATACATTTTAAAAGCGTTTATTGTTTGTAGGGCGATCAAATAATTCTATACCTCCTGCGTATGCCTGCCGGGTATTGGTTATCCATACAGCGCCTTCTAAGGCATCAGGGCCATCCATTGTTTTAGAGCGGGGAGAGACTGATTTTAGCTGAGTGACTAATAGTTTCATGCTTTCATCGTCCTGTTCGGCTTCATTAAAAATCAAATTACCGAGCCTATTAGGCGGTTCTAGCGTCCCCTCTATACGGGTATACTTGTCCGGCTTGACGCGTTTATCTGGAATAATGGATACCATGACATTGTATTCCAGCGCTTTTTTATAGAATAAGTCACGGAATACCTGATCATAAAAAGGGTCTTGGAGGCTGTTGTTCTCTATATAGCTGAACAATTGCGCGCGATGGTTGACAAACTTTTCTATGTTGTAAAAGCACTCTATGAAATTGGCATTTGTCATTTGATTGACATGTGCCTTTATAACATAGTAGTTCTGATCCAGCATCCCGACTAATACGACCGCTTTATATGACGATTTACTATTGCCTTTGCCGGTATCCTTATTTGATGTGGCAGGATCGCCGTACTGTACCAGCCATGGGAATTTATGCAGCGGCGGTACTTTGCCCCATTTTACTTTTTTGAACGCCTTGCCGTCTGTGTATGGGTTATTATAGCACTCCGTTTGCTGCGATGACCATGGCAGTGTGCTGAGGTAGCGCTTAATAGATTCAGGGGTATCGCGCTCCGGCCAAGATGGTACACCATCCACGTCTATATTGATGGTATCTACATGATCTGCGAACTCCTCCGCCCTGACTACGCAGCAATCCTCGGCTATGACGTTGCCATTCCAACGGACGATGGTGTGCTTTGATATATCGCGTGTAGGTATTGCGGCGCGGGTTACAAAGTTCCATGTCTTGGTGATGATATCGGCATTAAGGCAATCCTCATCCGTATCCAGATCATCAAACTCAATGATGTCCGGGCGAATGTTTCTTTTCTTAGTACCACGTATAACGCCGGAGCCAAACGCTTTGATGTAGAAACCGGAGCGGCTTGCTATATCTCCTGACTTCCATGCGCCTACTTTCTCCTGGGTGCCATAGTCATTTATGATGCGTGGATTGGTCTCCAGGTGTATCATGTACGGCATAAATAGTTTTTCAGCCGCATCGTAACTAGAGGATATGATGATCTTGAACCGCTTCTTTTCACGGGCGGGTTTGCCATTTATGACAACGGGATGGCCCACGAGCATTAAAAAAAGGTCTTCCATCATGGAGCGGGTAGACTTAGCAAATGAGCGCGCCCAGTGGCGTACCTCATACCATTCAGGATTATTGATAATGCGCCTTGTGGCTGCTTTATGGAAGGCCGCAGGCTCGGATGAGGAATCCTCGCCAAAGTAGTATTTAAACCACTCTTCGGGGTGCTTTTCGAGCCTGGTGATACGTGCTTTCTTTTGATCAGACGTTTCGCTGGTATCCACGGTAGCTGAGTTAAGGATGCTTTCCTTAAATTCCAGCCATATTTCGGCCCATTGTTTTTTAGTGAGCTGCTCTTTCAAAACTTACGGTTTAACTCCTGCATGATAAAAGCATCGAAATAGTTTGTAATCTCCTTTGCCAGCTCGTTATTGTCTTTTGAAACGAAGCGAATAAAAGGGATGCCGGTTTCATACATCTGCCCGGCTGAGGTTTCGGTTTCCAGATTTTTTACAGCGGCGGTATATTTCACGTACATATCTGCCAACTTAGTATCCCCGTAACCGCCTTCAGTATCTTCTATTTTCTTAGTGACGGCATCCAATATGTCATAAGCCCTGCGGAGCTGATCGCTTTTGGATGTAAGTAGTGACTTGCACAGGTATTTCCACATGCCCTCCTCTATCCATTTAGCAATGGTTTTTTCATTTACTTCTACGCGCTGGGCGATCTCTTTCTGGTTAAGATCGCCGGTGATATACAGCAGTTTGGCGTACTCTTTTTTTTGCTGTAATGACTTGCTTTTATCGCCTTTCATTAGCACAAAATTCACTTATATAAAGGGCGCGTAAAAAATGCTGATTTGTAATTTTTAGAAAACTGGACATGATTGCCACTTTCATTTCCACAAGTGCGGAAACGCTGAAATGCTTATTTGGCAAGTGTTTGCGGGGTATGCAATTTTACATCGTGAAAGGAAGCGCCCAGGACGATGTGAAGTAGCGGCGCTTCCCCCCGCGAGGGGTTTTTGAAGTTAAAAGGTTAAAAGGTTTACATGGCCGATAAGTCAAAGAAGATAGAAAAGGATTTTGTACTGAGCGATAGCAGTGTTAACTGTTATGGCTTTCGTTTATTGACCTCCGGCTATCAGCTTGCTTCTTATGGAAAGAACCCAATAGGTTATTATATGCACAATCGTGATGGTGGTGTATTGGTAAAATGGGAAGACTTGCGCATAGAAGGTGACCAGGTATTAGGCAAGCCGGTTATTAACTTATCAAATGCACGTGGGCAACAAACTGTGGATGAAATAGAATCGGGTTTCCTTAATGCTGCCAGCATGGGGGAGTTTGTTGTTTTGGAATATAGCCTTGACCCTGCATTAATGCTTGAAGGGCAAACAGGCCCAACCATTACCAAGTGGTATAATGGCGAAAATAGCCTTGTAGATATTCCGGGTAATGGCAATGCACTCTGCAAACTGTTCAACCAAAAAGGAAATGAAATTAAGCTGGCCGATCTGATGGCCGGTATAGATGATACTCAAAAAAACAATACGAATACTATGCACGAAATCAAACTGAGCCTGCCAGACCTGGTAGCAATCAAAGAATTGGGATTGACCGTGGCTGATGGTGCCGGTCTGATAGCCCAGATAAAGGAATTGAAGCTAAAGCATGATAATGCCGTATTAGCTAATACGACCTTAACGACCGAAAAGACGGCGCTTGAAGTGAAACTGGCCGGCGTGAGCAAACAGGAAGTAACCGATATGCTCAAAGTGGCATTGGACGGTAAGCAGATCACCGTGGAGCTGAGCAAGCAATTTGAAACGGACTATGCTACAAATCCAACCGGCTTAAAAACAATACTGGCTAACCTGAAGGGCTATACCAGCGTGGTAGATCAGATCGCTAACAAAGGCGGCGACTTACCTGCATTGTTTAAGGACAAGACATGGGATGAGCTGCACCAGGCTGATTTGTTGCCTAAGCTGAAAAAAGAGCATTTTGATTATTTCAAGACGCTTTATGAAGGGCATTATAAAACCGTTTATATACCACAGGCGTAATCCGGGGTAAGGGCATAAGGACATCTAAAATCTGTTTTAAACATAAAATAAGTGATAATGAAAAGTGTAGGGAAATTCTTGGTTTCGTTTATAGCATGGCTTCTTATAGCCTCCTATGCCTCTAAGCAGGCGTTTGTGAAGTTTGGTATGTCGCCGATGGTAAGCATTGGGGCATTGCTGATAGTGACGATGATACTTGCCGCCTTCGGGGGTAAGAAGATCGCGGATGGAGAATTTGGGCCTGCCCGTATGGAAACAACGAATGTGGTACAATGGGCACGGCTGATCATTGAGCACTTTTTTAAGGATAACAAATTTCTTAACTACTGCGTCCGTGCGGATGAGTTTGTAGTGCACAATACTGCGGTGGTAATTCCTAACCCTGGCAGCCTTCCAACGGTGATAAAGAATAACGTTTCTTTCCCAATGGTGGCCGTGCAGAGAACGGATAACATTGTGATGTATGCGCTGAATACGTATGTAACGGTGCCTACTTTCATAACGCTTGATGAGCTGGACGCCATAAGCTATGATAAGAGCGAGAGCGTATATAATGATCATTTTAAAACGCTTGTGCAAACGGCTGCTGATGACCAGGTTATAAACTGGGCCAACGGACTACCGGGTGCAACGAATGTGGTATATACTACCGGGCCTGCTACCGGAATGCTTGAGACGGGCCAGATGGGCAATCGTAATACTTGCCAATACCAGGATGTGAAGGCGCTGCAACGCTTAATGAATAAAAACAATGTTCCGATGGACAACCGCATATTGCTTATGGAAGCGAATATGTATGACCAATTGACGGACAGCCTTTCAGCAACTGCTTATAGAGACTTCTCCCGTGAGTATGATGCTAAGACCGGTGCAATGGGTAATCTATTCGGATTTACGATTATGACACGTAGCTCTGTGATCACGGCTACAGCGGGATTAACTACTGGCAACCTTGCACTAAATGCGCTTAATGCGGCATTAGGAGCTACTGATAATGTGGGATGCCTGGCATGGCAGAAACAGAGCCTGGAACTGGCAATGGGTAGTGTGCATTTATTCAGCAGGGAAAACGATCCACTGTATACCGGTGACATTAAGAATGTGCGTATCAAGGCAGGTGGCCGCGTGCGCAGGGCTGATAACCTGGGTGTATATGCACTGATGCAGGGAACGCCTGCGGGTTAATTAGCTGATTAGCTAATGTGATGATTAGCTGATACCAATGATTTGAAACATTAAACAATAATATTCCATACCAATAGCCCGTAGCCTGATAAGGCACGGGCCATTGGCGGCAAAAGAACAATTTACGATATGAAAAAGATACTTTTTGTTACGATGCTCTTCTGTTCGTTTTTGAGCATTACGGCCAGTGCGCAGATTGCGCAGTATAAGGTGAGCAATCCTCATTCGGTAATACCGGCAGGCGGGTATTCGCAACCGGCGCAATATTCTCCTGTAAGCGCGGTAGGTGCTCCTGAGACATTCCCCTGGTATACTAAGACGGACACGGTGATCAATACAGCTGTGGATACGTTTAAGGGTAAGCTGATAGGGCCGCAGGAGAGTGTATATACCTGGGTGCATGTAACCGGCATTAGCGGGACAAATACAAGTTGCACGGCTAAACTATGGGTAAGCGCTGATAGCTCCGCAGGTGTGGACTTCATACCTATACAGACGTTTACCGTGAGCGCAACTAACCCTGTGGGGTTTTACTTATGGACAGGATGGCCTTATACGAATTGGTTCTGGACGTTTACCGGATCAGGGACGCAGGAGAGTTCTTGGTATAGCGGGTTGTATGTGAAATAACCACCTCCCCCTTCGGGTACTCCTCCTTGAAAAAGGAGGAGAGTTTTAGCTAAGTCGTAAGTCAATAGTCATGGAAATGAATTTTGAGACCGGTAACCATAACAATTTGTATCTGAGCATTGGTAGTTGCATAGGGTCAATCATGAGCTTCTTTGTGTCGTTTGTGACGGACTACCATATCATGGGGCTTCTTGGGATGGTGTGTGTGACGGTGTCCATATGGGCCGGTATACTGACGATCAAAGAAAAGCGCATGAGTATGCGGAAGATGGAAAAGGACGATAAATCTTAGTATGATAAACGCATTGATTGTTATCGGGATGGGAGTTCTTGGAACGGTGGCGGCAATGGTAAAAGGTAAGTAATGAGAAAGTGGACGAAGACAACGTGGGGAATGATCATACTTGTGGTGTGCCTTTTGGCTCTGATCGGCTTTGGTATAGCTGCTTTCCGTTCGGGTAAAACACTTGAGGGCGTGGGAATGATCATCATGGCGCTATCATCTACAGTAACAGACCTGAAGGGGTACTTCTGGGGTAGCAGCGATAAAGGCACGGTAAAAACGATTGATACGGCTACAGGCCCTGTTGATATAAAAGAACAATAGTTATGCGGTATTTAGGATGTATTTTAATAGGAATGTTGCTTGGTGGGGCATTTGTGGCAGACCTGCGGTGTAACCATGGCAGTAAAGCGCATATAGCGAAGGTGGCCCAAAAGGCGGCTGTGGCTGAGGTGGCTAATATAGTGAAGCATGAGTTTGATAGTGTGCAGTACTACCGTGACCTGTATAACCAGGAGCATGCCGATAAGGTGCTGATACAGGGTAATGCTAAAGTGATCAGGATATTCTACAAGCATCGTGAGGATAGTATTTGTAATGTGCTCCGCATAAGACCTGCACAGCTCCAAAGCATGCAGGATGTGGTGAGCCAGGTAAACGGACGGTTCACCGCGCCAACCCAAAGAGTGGGTGAGCTAACGGTTCAGGGCTTAATGCCTGCCTATGCATTTACTTACAAGGATGATTTTATAGATGAGGAGGGGATTGTGGATAGCCTGCAAACGGTTGTGGACTATCACCTGACTATACCGGTGAAGATCACTACCTACTGGAAACGCAAATGGTTCCTGGGCAGGAAGCATTACAAAATAGACGGCTATTCGCCTAATAAGAACGTGCATATTACCGGGCTAACCGGTATTGAGATAAACAAATAATTTTTTATGAATACTACAGAGATCAAGATCATTGATTGGGTGAAGGTAGAGGCTGCAAAGCTGACCAAGGAGATACCGGCAGTAGTAAAGCTGTATGGTAATGAGGGCCTTTCGGTTTGTAACCAGATCAAGGCGCTCCTGGCATCGCCAACTGTGCAGCTCATTGAGGTAGGTGTGCAGGTGCTGATACCCGGAACATGGGAAGCTACCGTGATCGCTGCTATTACCAAGGCTGTGGGCATTGCCATACCGATGCTTACGGAACTCGTAGCAAATAGCGGTGAGAGCCTGGACTCACAGGCAGTGGCGTTTGTGCAGTATTTACAGACACTTAGCCCTAAACTTCGAAATGCGGCCATCATGAAGTTCCTGAGCTGCATATTCATGGCTCTTGACCCATCGCTGATAGAAGTGGAGGCGGATGATGCAGCGCAGCTCGCGTATTCGATAAGTGTGAAAAAGGCAGCATAATGCTGTGTATTGTTTGATAAGTAATAAGTTTTTCCAATGGCAGAGTTTGTGGCGGCATTTAAGTATGCTGAGATCAACGAGGGCGGTTATTGCAAGGTTCCGGGAGACCGGGGCGGCGAAACTTATAGGGGTATATCAAGGATCAGCCATTCAGATTGGGACGGCTGGCCGCTTGTAGACAGCTTTGAGCCACTGGAGTATAACGAGGTGATCAATGACCCTGCACTGGAGAGTAAAGTCCGAGTGTTCTATAAAAAGGAGTTTTGGGACAAGATGCAGGGCGATAAGATAGACAGCCAGGTATTTGCTGCATACTTCTTTGATTGGTTAATCAACAGCTCCAGTAAGGCCGTAGAAAAGCTTCACGAGGTGTTGGGTATGGGTGACCTGGCTTTGAAATTTCCATTTGACCAGGTGGGTGTGGACAGGATCAATGAGTTCGGTGATAAGCTGCTGTTGTCAATACACGAGCGCCGGTTGAAGTTTTACAATGACCACGTGGCTGTAGTGCCTGCTGATGCTAAGTTTCTGAAGGGATGGCTGGCAAGAGCCAATAATTTGTATAACGTTTTAAGTAACCATATATGAGAAATGTATTAGTAGCATTATTGGCAGCAGCGCTGCTAGAGCTGAGCGCGATAGAAGCGAACGCCCAGGACACGATCAAGGTAGAACACACGACTTATACCTCTGAGTGGGTGAAGAGCGCGCATATACCGGTGCTGGTGACGTATACGCTTACGGCGGCTGATCTGGACTGTAAGGACGCTGTGGGTAGAAAGGCGGGTATGACTGCTGATCCGCTGGTGCCGGGTACGAACCTGAATGGTGACTATAAGGGTAGCGGGTATGATAAGGGCCATAACATGAGCAGCGATGATAACCGGTGCAATGAAACGATCCAGGATGAGTGTTTCTATTTCACGAACATGTATCCGCAGGTGCATGAGCTGAACGCGGGTATATGGCTGGCCCTGGAACGCAACGAGCGGGATAGCGCTACTACCTATGGCAGTGTGATCACGTTTGTGGGGTCGTTTGGCAAGGATGGGGAGATAGGGCCGGATAAAGTGTTTGTGCCTGCTTACTGCTGGAAGGTGATGTATATACCGAAGGTGAAGCGCTGGCATGGGTACATATTCCCGAATAAGGATTGCGGTGGTGTACCGGACGACTGGACACAATTTACAGGTGAACAGGCGCGGTGGGTGAAGTATATCGTGAGAAAGTATGGCGGTATGAAGTGGAATAATTAATAGCAGCTAACCCGCCTCGTGCGGGATTTGGCGGCAAAAAGCAATAACGTTTAAAAACCATTTTATGAATAAGAAGCAATTATATTATTTCGTCAACCATCCTGCGGTAAATACTTTTTACTTCACGAGCGATGGACAGGCGTTTACCACTACTCCTGCGGCTGCTCCACATGCTGCTAATCTGCAAGCGGCAAATAAGGCTGATAAAACAGCGGGTGTTGTAACTACTGTAACGCGTGATGCTATCATGGCGTGGTGGGCTACAGAAGCGCCTAAGGAAGTGATTGCTGCCGCTGATAAACTGGCAAAGGCGCAAGCCGATGAGCTGACGGCACAGAAGGCTGTAAATAACCTGACAACCGGCAATACGCCATCGCAAAGAATGAGCGCTAACCTGGTATTAAAGACGGCGACCGACAATGTGGCGAAAGCCCAGGCGGAACTGGATGCGGCTAACAAGGCTGTTGCGGCATTGCCTGCGGCTGCACAGGCTACCCCGGACGCTGATCCTGAAACTCCTTTAACCAAGGATGAGTTGCAAAAGAACCTGGACACTGCAAACAGTAACCTTGAGATCGCTACTAAGGCGCAGGCTGATCTGCTTGCAACCGGTACGGCAACTGCTCAAGATAAGGTCAGGGCAACCAATGCTGTAAAGGCTGCTAAGAAAGCGGTGGACGAAGCAACGCTGGCGCTGGATAATGCGGCTGAATAATACCACCTCCCCCTTCGGGTACTCCTCCTTGAAAAAAGGAGGAGAGTTTGCCTGACTGCGAATGTTGACTGACAAAGTGAAGTTTGGACAATAAAAAAAATTTATAGATGAGAAAGAGTCTGAGGTTTATAGGTAAGTGTTTTATGGCACTGTTTGGTGTCGGGATGATGGGGCCGGTGGCACAGAAGCATAGTTTTATTCTATCCCTTTTGTGGGTGACGTTTGTGATCTATGCGCTCATGACACCTGTGAAGCTCCGGGCAGGAATGCAGACGATGGGCGGCGTGTCGATCAGCCTGAGCAATGGCGGCCTGGGTGGTACACTACAGACAAATGACGGTGTGGTGGGATTTGTGACAACGATGGTGAGTGAGGCAGGTGGGTATACCATAGGGACGCCATTGCTGCTAACCGGGATGGCCAGCGTGGCAACGGCGGGAATAACGCAGGCGAACAATCCTTATGCCTTCAGGCACATTACGGAGTTCTATAACCAGGCACTGGACGGCGCAGAGCTTTACTTTATGGGCGTGGCCGATACACAGACCATAGCAATGATATGCTCTGAAAGCAATGCGAGTGGTGCTATTAAGTTACTGAACTATGGGGCCGGTAATATCAAGGTAATAGGCTGTATAACTGATGACGTGGCTGTGAACGGGGTAACTGCAATAACCATAACGAATGGTATTAATGCGGATTGCTATACGGCAGCAGCTAACCTGAAGGTGATGCTGACGCAATTTACCGCGAACCAGCAGCCATGCCGTGGCCTGATCGGCGGTACTTCTTATAACGGTACTGCAAGTGCGCTGACCAATGAAACGGCAGGTACTACCAATAACAGGGTGGGAATGATAATAGGCGATACGCAGGTATGGGATGCTACGCATACAAGTGCCGCTATGGGCTTGTGCCTGGGCACAATAGCATCGCTACCTGTGCAAAGGAAGATAAGCCGAGTTAAGAACGGCCCGCTTACTAACCTTACTTGCTACCTGGGTACTGTGGCCCTGATCAACGGTAACCCGGATGTAACTACCATAAGCGGTAAGGGTTATATCACTTTTACAACCTACGTAAATAAAGCCGGTTTCTTTTGGCAGGGTGACCCGATGCTGACTGCAACTACGGATGATTATTGCAGCCTTAGTAATGGCCGTGTGGTAGATAAGATGCAGGTTATAACCTATAGTGTGTATATAGAAGAGGTGGACGATGAAATACCTCTAAACACGGACGGAAGCGGGACAATGCTGGCAACGTATGCGGCCTACCTGCAACAGGAGGTGATAGACGCCATCAATACTGAAATGGTTGTGACCAATGAGATTAGCGGCTTTAACTGCTTTGTAGACCCTACGCAGGATGTAGTAACGCAAGGGGGAACGAATATAGTTGAAACGGCGACACCGGTGGGATACAACGGGCAGATAAACGTATTGCTGGGGTTTCAGCAGTAATTGAATAACGATTTTTAAAAACGTGCTGTATGAGTGTGGTGAATTTTATGAATACCCCGGAGGTAACCTGGAAAGAATTTACCATAGCGATAAGCGGGGGTACGGTGATCAAGATACGCGGTATTGAATACTTCGTGGAGGACGAGGACGAGTTGTTGTATGCAGCAGGTAGTGAGCCTTTGGATATACAGACCGGGAATACCAAGTATGGCGGATCGTTAAAGATGCTGAAGGGAGCGCTTGATGATCTCCAGGTGGCAGCGAAAGCGGCGGGAGCGGGTGTACTAACCAAAATAAGGTTTACTGCCACGATTACCTATCTACCAGCCGGATCAAGGGTATTGATGACCGATACGCTGGCTAACTGTAAGATAAGTAAGTGGAATAAGAAATGGGATCAAGGTGCGAAGTTTATGGAGATTGATTGTCCCATACTGTTTACGAGCCTGACGACGTCACCATAAAGAAGCTGTAACTGTTGACACAAACCTTGCCCCGCCTTAGTGCGGGGTTTGGTGGCAAAACACAGTTATGATAAAGCAATATTTATTTATGAGGAATGCCGACGCGCACAGTAATGGTGGCGGAGAAACAAAGGCCATCCTGACTGGAGAAGCTTCGCCTGAAGAGATCAAGGCATGGAAGGCAACGTATAAACAGGGCATATACCAGGTGGTTAATGGCAACTATGTGGCTTACTTCCAGAACCCAACGCGCATACATATGAATATTTCCATGAGCCAAGCTAAAGCCGAGGCCGCGCTTGATATGTATGAAATGCTTGCCAAGCTGACGAAAATAGGCGGGGCAGAGGAGCTGCTTACTGATGATGAAATGTTTTATGGCCTGACTGCTGATCTGAAGGTGAAAATGGACGGCAAACGTGGCGTACTAAAAAACCTCTAAAGGATTACCGGAAACGTTCAGCCGCTGATCCGCTTGGGTTTATGAACGCAACGATATCCCGCTACCTGAGTTATACCAAGAGTGAAATAGACGGGATGACCGATGAAGAGTATTTGAATACCTATTGTCATATACAAGTGATAATGGATAAAGAACAGGAAGAAGGTAAAAAAAATGAATGAGACTCTGACATTCGTACTGCAACTGCGGGAAATGGTGAGTGGTGGAATGGCGAAGATAGCTACCACCACTCGCTCTGTTTTTGGCGAGGTTGATAAGCGCATATCTAATACGCAACAGCGTATGGCTATGGCAGGCCGCGGTGCGACTGATCTGAATGGCCGTCTCGAGGCGCTGACCCAACGGCGCAACATCATGCTCAACACGAGCGATATAGCCAGGGCAAACCGGGAAATAATGGTTCTTGAGACCAGGATAAACAAGCTGAACAATATTGGGGTGAATCGAGGCGGTGGGGGCGGTATGCGCCTGCCTTGGTGGCTGAGCGGCGCTGTATTAGGTGGTGCGGCCCTGATGGGCACCATGGCGATGATTAAGACCGGTGCCGATCAGCAGCGGGATATTGTGGGCCTCAGCACTTTTATGGGGAAGGATAAGGCCACCGCCTATTATACCCAGGTGCAACAGGATGCGCGTGTGACCCCGTTTGTGACACATGACCTTATGGCGGCTAACCGGATGTTGATAAGCACCGGCATGAGCGCTACCCGTGCAAGGGGTGATATCATGAACCTTGCTAATGCCGTAGCGGCAACCGGTGGCAGCAACTTTGCCCTGGAGCGGATGGCCCAGCACCTACAGATGATCAGGAGCATGGGGCATGCCAGCTACCTGCAACTGAAGGAGTTTACCACAAATGGTATCAACATCATGCAATTGCTGAGTGATGCCACCGGTAAACATATAAAAATGGTGCACGGTATGACCGTGAGCTATAACTCAATAGAAAAGGCGCTGGCACATGCTGCTGAAAAGGGAGGGTTGTTTTATAACGCCCTATATGCGCAAAGCCAGACGATATGGGGAAAGTGGAGCACGTTTGTAGATGACCTACAGATAAGCGCCGGTAAGGTAGTAACGAGCCAATCATCTGCCATAACAGGGTTGCTTGATGTGTTTGATAAATACGCTCAGCGGCTACCGGCAATGGCTGAACAGTATAGCGGTGCCATATCGAATATCGTGGGACATGTGGTGTCATTTGTAGTGCATTTAATAGAGCTTGCAAAATGGCTATATCATAACTGGAGCTGGCTGAAGTATGTAGTGGCGGGTGTAATTGCTTTTAAAGTAGCCATCTGGGCCGCAACAGGCGCAATAGGGATATATAACACTATAATGACCCTTGCTGCCATCAGGGCAACGTACCTGGCAGCAGCGGAAACGGAGGCAGCAGTTGCAGCCGAGGCGCTTGATATAGCGATGGCTGCAACGCCATGGGGGGCAATAGCCCTGGGTGTAATGGGTGTGGGTGTGGCAATAGCCGCTCTTGTAGTTGCAAGTAAGAATGCCGGGACGAAGATCACCGAGAACCTGACGCCAAAGGCGCAGCATATGAAGGATATCACCAACATTGATAAAAACAATGCGGCGATTGTAGAGGCGAAAAGAAAGGCGAGACTACCGGAAGAGTTTAACCGGTATTATGGCAAACCTAAAGCGGGGTATCACTGGGAAGAGCATGGATATACTGCTGTGCAGGTTAAGAATGGAATTGACCCGTCGCAGCCGTTAATGTTTGCACCGAAACCGGTGAACCCATATGCAGCACCACAGGGCGGATTTGTTACTACACAAACTGCCGCGCAAATGATCGCCGCCAAAAATAAAGATATGGCGGGAGATAAGGATGAAGCAGATGAAGGTGAGGGAAGTAGTGTAGCGGGTGGCGGGAGCAAGAAGATCATATTTCATATAGGTAAGATGATAGACCATCTTGATGTGCATGTGGACAGTGCGGCAGAGGCATTGAGTGTGAGTGTAGATAAATTGGAAGAGCCTTTAATGAGGCTATTGTATAGTGCGAAAAGTGCAATGTAATGTCCTTCGATAAACTCAGGATGACAAAAAATGAAATGCAATGGATGGTACTGATAAGAATTTAGATTTAATAGCGGCTTTTATAAAACGGTTTGGGCCAGATGCCCCGACGTTTAAACCGAACCTGCCTGCGGTGAGCGGTGACCAACCGAGCAACTGGATAGCTTTTGGTGCCAGTGGCAGCCCGTATTATGCTAAAGACCTGACCATAGGTACGGAGTACTTTATGCCGGTGACGTTTACTTACCCGACCGGTGATCCGGGAGACGGACTAATAGGTGCCAGCGGAGAAACCTCCAGTAATGGGGTGACAACGTGGAACCTGCCGTTCCCGATCATGTCGATAAAGCTGAAAAAGATAATTATAAAAACGCCGCTGACTGAAAGAACGGGTACTGTAAAGGAGCTGATACAATGTGAGGATGTAGAGATAAAAATACGGGGTTACCTGATAGCGGCCACACAGGACTATCCGGAGAATCTTGTTACTACACTTCGTGACCTGTTTGAGCAAAATGTAGCGATAAATATAAAGAGTCCACTGACGGATATATTCCTACTTCGCCCGGATAGGAGCGGTAGTGACCAGGTGGTGATCACCGATCTTGAAATAGTGGAGAAAAAGGGTGTAAAGAATGTAGTGGAATACAGGATGGAATTGCTGAGCGATGCCCCGTTTTCACTTTTTGATATAAGCTAATGAAAAGTATTTTAATCATAGTTATGTGCTTACGGGTATTGTGCAGTGACATTACAATTGGGACGTTCCGATTTGCCGGGGTGAATGAGGTGCGTGTGAAACGTTCCCTACATAGCTATGCAGATACGGCATTTATCAAAATACCGAGTATAAGCAAGATCGTGCAGGGTAAGCGATCATCATCGGTGGTACAGACCACGGCAAACCTGTTTAACGACGGTGACCCGGTGACTATAAATGTGGGTTACCTGGACGGGAACGCATGGCAGAAACTGGCACCATGGAGTGCAGGCGCTACGCCGATAATAGCAGCGGGTACTAATTCTCCTCTTTGTACGGTATTCCAGGGATTTGTAAGGCGGCGGGATATGAATATGCCGCTGGAGGTAGAGTGTGAGGGCTACGTGCGGCAAATGCGCCTGAATATGGCTGAAAATGGGTTTTATGCGAGTACGAGCAGCTCGGCACTCCTTAAGCTGATATCGGCAGCATGCCCGGACATCACTATACAGATGGGGCCGGGAGGGAATATACCGTTTTTGAATATTACACTAAACGAAGCTAACGGGGCAGATATATGCGATAAGATCAAGGAGCTGAGCCAGGGTGTATTGAGCGTGTTCTTTATAAACCCGACCACGCTGTGGTGCGGCCTTACGTATACACCTTATATGAATAATACCGATCCATTTGCTTTGGGCCTTGTAAACTATGAGCTCGGGTATAACGTGGTAAAGGATAACGGGCTTAAAGAGCGAACTACAGAGGATCAGCCTGTGCAGGTCATCATAAACGGTTGCTATGCTACCGGCCAAAAGATAACTACTGCCAGCCAGACGAAGTACCAGGGGAGAAAAGCAAAGTCGTTTGTGAATAATATAGGTGATAAGCCTACACTGCAAGCAATAGCGAATGAGAAGCAATACCAGATGAATTATGCAGGGTATGAAGGGGCATTAAATACTTTTTTGCAGCCTTATTGTGCTCCGGGATATAAGGCCAATACAATAGACGACCGATACAAAGTTAGGAACGGGGTTTATATGGCAGAGAGCACCGACATAACGTATGGGATGAAAGGGGGAAAGATAAAAGTAGAAATAGGGCCTAAAATAGGATTTGTACCGTGAGCCAGAACAGCAGGATCATAGCGCAACTGATACGGGAAATAGCTGAAGGGGCTGCTGATTTGCGGTTTCCGGTAATGAGTGGAACTGTAGTGGCAGGGAGTACCGATACTGACAACATGGTATGCACGGTGCTGCTGAGTGTGAGTGATGATAGTGCGGAGACAAGCGGCATAATGCTGAATGCGGTGACGCTGAATAGTAACGGGCTGATCCTGTACCCGGCAGATGGCAGCAATGTGTGGGTGGCGGAAGTGGATGGGCCGGGGAAGTGGGGAATAGTAAAATGTAGTGACCTGGTAAAGATGGCCGTGACAATAGGGCAAACAACGTTTGTGATAACGGACGGACAGGTACAGGCGGCTGATGGAAGTGGTGGGCAGCTTACAATGACAGGTGGGAAGTTGCAGTTTAAGAATAACAGCGGGAGCCTGTTTAATATGCTGAGTACGCATATACAAAATCTGCAAACGCATATCACGAATATAGATGCCCTGACTGTAGACACGGCTGTAGGGCCTAGCGGAGTGCCGGAGAATATAGCTGAGTTCGCGCTTGACTATTCGAACATGGGACAGGATTTAAATGCATTAGGGGAAATACTTGATTGATGAAAAGGATTATAACCATATTGTTTTGTTTGTGCTTCATGGCCGGTTATGGGCAGAGCGTGCCACATAGGATCATTGTGCTGAATGGGGTAACTATAGACCTTACTGCTAATGGCACGTACCTGCTTCCGGGGTTGGGTACTTATACTTTATCTCCTTTGGACACGAGCTGGGTGACAGGCTTAGCAGGTGATACTGCCGGTGTTATCAGGACATGGGACTTACTGACGTTCTTGACTTATGGCGATACATCTACGTTCCTGGTAACGGATGCAGGGCTGAATAGCAGGGGTTATATTACCTCATCGGCATTGACAGGGTATGCTACAACGGTGGCCGTGGGTGATAGTGCCGGTGTTATCAGGACATGGGACTTACTGACGTTCCTGACTTATGGCGATACGTCTACATTCCTGGTAACGGATGCGGGGTTGAATAGTCGGGGTTATATTACTTCGTCTGCATTGACCGGGTATGCTACAACAGTGGCTGTGGGAGATACCGGTGCGGCTATCAGGACATGGGACTTACTGACGTTCTTGACTTATGGCGATACATCTACGTTCCTGGTAACGGATGCAGGGCTGAATAGCAGGGGTTATATTACTTCGTCTGCGCTGACCGGGTATGCTACTACGGTGGCCGTGGGGGATAGTGCCGGTACGATCAGGACGTGGGATTTGCTTACGTTCCTGACTTATGGCGATACTTCTTCGTTCCTGGTAACGGATGCAGGGCTGAATAGTCGGGGTTATATTACCTCATCGGCATTGACAGGGTATGCTACAACGGTGGCCGTGGGTGATAGTGCCGGTGTTATCAGGACATGGGACTTATTGACGTTCCTGACTTATGGCGATACTTCTTCGTTTTTAGTGACGAATGCTAAACTGAACAGTAAGGGATATTTGACAAGCGCTGTAACAAGTATACAGATGGTAAGTAATGTAGCTGCTTACTCAGTGACACCAACAAGCGCTGTTACGAGCACGGGGGTGTATAGCTTTATGGCTACAGGGGTGATCACACAGCTTGTGCGTGGTGACGGCAGTTTGTTTAACCTCGGCGCAAATGGTTATGTGCTGGGCGTTGTTTCAGGGGCGCTCTCCTGGGTGCTAGCGCCTTCGAGTGGTGGGGTGACCGTTGGCGGTAGTGATGGGTCTTTTCAGTTTGATAATGCTGGGTCATTGGGAGGATCGGCTTACTGCTTTAATGCAACTGATGGTAATTTTAGAATGCTGAGCCAGACTACTATACCGGCTGCTCCATCTTCTGGTAACTTAAAGCTATATAGTAATAACGGTATTGGTATAGATGAGCTGCATGAAATACCGTCATTAGGGACTGAATATATTTTGCAGGCATCGCTGAGTCAACACCGAGTAAGTAAGCTATACCCACAGGATGGAAGTGCCTCATTATTGCCGGAAGGAACAGACTTTACGTATGCGGGAGGTTCGATATACGCATCTATAGGGAGTGCCACTACAGTGAATTCGACTTATGACGCTACCAATGCACTGCCGAATGTTTTTACTGTGAAAGCCGCTTCGGCTGCATCTGCCAACTCCTCGGCAGGTTGGTATTACGCCTCGGCGATATCTACTAATCCTGTGCTGATACAGAATACTGCATATTCGGGCGCAACGAGGTTAACTATTGAATTTGGATTGAGTGTTTACGCATCGACCCAGAGAATATTTATTGGCTATAATACCAACAGTAATGCAGCCCCAACGGCGTCCGCTGATCCATCAGCCAGTTTAAATGTTATTGGACTTAGTAAGGATGTCGCAGATGGTACATTTCAGTTTTTAACTAATGGAGCGTCAGGAACCGGGACGAAGATAAATACGGGGATTACTCCTAACCAGAATAACTGGTATAGGCTTACGATATTCCTGACACCAGCGGCGGGGGCATCTACTTCAACGGGGGTATACGAGGAACTGGATGTAATGACAAAATCGGCGAACCCGACAGTCGTATACAGCGGCGCAATTACGACAAAGATACCGGCAGCGGGTACACTTATGGAGCCTGTGATATGGGTGAATACAGGGACAGGTGCAGCCACAGTAGGTATTAATTTTATGCAAATGTTGCAAGAAAGATTTTGGTAGTTATGAGACAGATACAACCGATAGTTTGGACAAATGGAGGACTGACAGCTACGCAACTGCTGGTGACAGGAGGTGCGGATGATTATGCTACTCAGCGAACTTATGTGTGGGTGTTACTGACGGCTGAAGGTGCGCCCGTAGATGGTGGAACAATAGACGAAATAGGGGCAACTTATACACCGGTAATAGCCAGTGTAGACTATGCATATAACTATGTGGCTGCTAATTTATCACAACCATTAACGATAGTAAGTTAGTATGGCGACACAGGAATTTGATATAGCACTAGACGGTGATGGTGACCTACTGATAACGGGGGGTGACCTAAGTAGTGTGGAAAGTACGGCGGCTCACCAAATGAGCCTGATACTTGATGCGCCAGGAGACTATAAGCAAAACCCCAATATAGGGGTGGACGCATTTAACTATATAATGGATGATGGCCCTCCGGGTGACCTAATACGGGCTATAACAATGCAATTTACGCAGGATGGAATGAATGTAAAGAGTGTGACGCTGAACAATGGCGTGATAAATAGTGATGCATATTATAAGTAACTGATGGCAACAACGTATAAAAGTTTACCGAACCAAACCATACCTGATATAGTGCTGATGACCACCGGCAGTATAGAGGCGGCTAATCAGTTTATGCTAGATAACA